TATGGGTGTAAACATTACGTACGTAATGCATAACACTATTAATATAACATATATACGTTAAATATGTTTAACGTCTGAATAGTCATTAAACAACATAGTAAATGTACCATAATCAGTAGCATAAATAGGTATATTATTATAATAACTACTATACACTGTTCTAGTATCCCAGTCATCTTGACGTATTCCAATAGAATTATAGCTTCTAACATCATAAAACCACTTCCGAGCTATCCTTAAAGAAATAGGCCAACTACGTCTAAGTTTATTACCAATGGCTTGTTTAATAAAATCATATTTTTCCGGTCCATCACGGATACGTAATTCAACTAAGTAATAAAAATATTCTGTAAGTAAATCGGTTGAACGAGAAATTGAAGGAGCAGTATACATTAACATCCTTACTCGTTGAATTTCATTATCGATAGTTTTTAACTTTGGAGGATATAATAAATTATCTATGATAGACTCAAAGTCCCAAGATAATCCATTATTATCATATACTTTCTTTAAGAAAGTTTTAGATTCACCAATATCATTAGAACACATAGGACCACACCTATGAGTAAAGGAATCAAATTTCATTCCTGACTTATTCATCTGATACTCAATAGCTGAACAATATGAATAAGGAATTAAAGCTAAAGTATCATCACCCATACATTTTAACTTTGTTTGAAGAGTCACATGTTTTGGGCATGCATTATTAATAGCAGTTGACCATAATAACCAATTAATTAAAGAACCAACCACTGAAGTATATGGATGTCCAGAAGCAATTCCTTTTGAAATTTTATATATTAACTTACTTTCAGGGAGGACAACGTTTTTATATAACATTGAACAACAACACCATAGAAAATATCTGTCATATACTTCACCTTCAGGATAACATGATCTAATCAATCCAAAAGCAGTAACAATTAGTTCTTTATAACAATGATTATCAAATTGAGACCAATCAGCATCAATAACACCAAATTCTTTAGTCTCCTTAATATCATCGTAAAACTCATGAAACTTACGATCCTCCATCGATCTACCAATCATAATGGAACCACTTCTTAGTCTAGATAAACGATTAGTAAATGGCTGTAAAGCACAATTACCAATGAGTTTAACAATATCTTCACACATTAGTACAAGTCTAGTACGTGTATTCTTATTTACTGAGAGATCAATTCTCTTTTCTCTACCAGCAACCGCCCATAAAGAATTATCTGGTAAAAATTTATCCACGATACATTGTTTAAAAACTTTTTGTGCAATATTCTTAGTAAACTTAGTTGACTTATTCATAGTACGACCGAATAATTTTGAAGTCATAATACCAGAATAAGCTTTTGGGTTAATTCGAACATTATTAATATTTCTAGCTGAAAAATGACCCATCTTAGGTAAATGTAAATCAATATTTCCCCTTACCTTAATACTATCTATTAATTCATCATATGAAAACTTACTTTTAGGTTCAGTTGACATAATTGTTAAATTTTCATGGTTATATTCCCAAGAACCAGGATAAGTTGCTTTAATTCCACAATATTTAATAATATCAGGACGAGTCGATAGGAAATTCCCAAATCGAGACTCATTATAAACAATCTTACCATTATATCTTGGAATACTACCATTAAACTTACCAATTAATCTAGAATTCTTACCTACAGGAATAGGTAAGAATTCCCTAATTTCATCATTAATACGACCTTTGTTACCAAATTTAATATCTTTAGTATTTAAAGTAACTGAATCCACCTTAACGTCATAATTATTAACATAAGTTTTCCTTTTAGTTAATGATAGTATAGTTCTATCTTTCCAAATTACACCTGGTCTTAAACCAGGTTTATGTTTTAAAAGGTTAATAAACTCACTAGGGTTGTTAATAACATATGATCCAGAAAGCTTTTCAATCTTAGGATTAAATCTTGATCTCATGATTTCAGATTGATTTAAATTATTAAATAATTCAATAAAACGCGTAACACCGATGACTAATTCAGACGATGTTACTTTTCCTTAGATGAAACATAATCACTGAGCTTGAAAGTATCAGGTCTCTTATAATATTCCTTACAGAGTAAAGTCTTAAATTCTTTAAGCTGTTCAGCTTCATATTTTGACTTAGGTGACATTTCATTATTAATTGAGGTTGAATCTAGTTTTAACCCTTTAAATATGATATTATCGGGTAAATCCTCAAAGGATAAAGAAGCAATCTCAATAACTGGATCAACAGATAATTTAGAAAAAGCAATAGCAAATTCTTTATTAATTTTCTCACACGCAGCACGATATTTGTTTGACTCATCGTTTAATGCTTTGCTTTTCTCACTCCTATTTTGTAAAATTAGTAAGTAAGTTTCTTGGAATTTAATCCAATCCTTAGCTGAATTACCAGCGTCAATAAACCAATCGGGAGCAATTGATTCATTTGCAAATTCATTATTAACTTTAAGAAGCCAATTCTTTAACTGTTGTGAACGTCCAACAAATGACATAACTTCATCATATGTTAAACTTGAGTACTGTGGAAACGATTTGCTCCAGTGAAGCATGATGTAATCCTTTTTATTCATAATAAGATATATATTTATATTGCGCATTATAGAAATACATAGTTTTAAATATACCTACTATGTGCGTATTCTTAGGTATAACGTAAC